CATGCGCGGAACCATCTTCCGCAATGGCTGATTTGTTCCGGGCGAAGTAGGAACCGTCCACGTTCGCGCGCGAGCTTACCCGCAACACAATGCCGGTTTCATTGTCCGTGTACGTGCACCAGTCAGTATGACCCGTGGACGTTTCCTGCGCATAGAAACCGTACCGGTTATTGGTGAAGATCGGACCCGCCGTCAGATCCCCCTTGCCCTGTGTGCCGATACTGTGGCGGTTCCCCATCAGTGACCGGACACCAGCACCGTTACCGGAACCGTCAGGCAGACGCCCGTTGTTATTGAAGATACCTCCCTTCACATCCAATTCACCATGCACCGAACTAACACCATAAAAGCACTGTTCCGCGTGCACGTTCACGGTAAAGACACGTCCCTGCGCGGAGTTAATACCGGCACTGGAGCTAGTGCCGTTGTAGCCAAAGAACTTGACATACTTCACGGTCAGCACCAGGTTGGGATTCTCATTTTTGATGGCCGCCGCCGACGCACCGGGACCTTCGGTAAAGAGCACCATAGGCACGGCAGGGTGCGGGACTTCCGGCCCCTGAATCACAAGATTCAGGTTGTACGGGGTGAATTTCGCCATTGTCACCCGTTCAGAATAATTACTCCCCAGCAGCTGGATCGTGAATGCCGTGTCCGCGTTTTGTGCACCGTATTCGGCCTTGTCAATGGCTTTGGACACGGTTTTGAACGGCGCCATTAGGCTCCCCGTGTTGGTGTCCAGACCAGTCACAGGGTCAACATACACAGTGGTTGCGGGGACGCGAGGTGCAAACGCGGATTCATTGAGAACCGTAATCTGTTCCTGCAACGCACCCATAAGAGCAACATAGCGCCCATCCCACTGTGCCAGCCCGTCATTGAATTCATCAATGATGCGCTGCAATTCCGCGTGCACTTCATTCTGGAAGGTACCACCCTCTTTCAGGTAATTAATGACCCCTGAGAGAATGCGTAGGAACGTCTCATTGTCGCGGTGCGTGAACGGGGAAACCCTTGTGAGGTCCCCGACGCTAGAGGTAAAAGGGGTAAAGACCCCAGGACTGTAAACCATAGTTCATGCCTTTCGTATATTCTTGCCCGTTGTCCCAAATCATCATGAACAATTCTTCGAGTGAATCAATGACCATCATATCCACGTTTACAAACGACTGGCGCAGCATCAGGATTAGTTCAGCCGGATTACCCGTATACCCTGCGGTGTTGTTGTCCGTCGTGCTGTTGTTGTTCCGGTCATTTGATTCACTCGCCGTACCGTCAGCAGTGGTCTTGCTACCCGAGTCCTGCGCACTCGTCGCGTAGTCCCCGTTACCTGCAAGGCGTACCTGTGGTGTGTTGGAGGCTACGACGCGTCCGTTAGCGTCCGTGGTGCTTTCGGTGGTTGACGTGCTGGTTCCGGTACCTGTTTCAACGTTGGTTCCGGTGTTACGAATGTCAATGGTTTTGAGCGGGTCAATGCTGATCAGTGACGCCTCATAGTGCTGGTTGAATAGCGGCATGATTTCATTCATTTTACGGCGCATGGCGTATTGGAACATTGAAATAGTTTCGTTCCTATTTCCTGTTCATTGTAGTGAGCAATGATCTTGTCATTGAGATACGTCCGGTAGCCCTCATCAAAGATTGGGTACGTGTCCAGCCCCAGGGCCTTGTAAGGATCTTCGCTTACCGACAGGTCAATGGCCTCTTGCAGAGTTACGGTAAAAGTGCCCACGCGTTATGCACCTGCTTTCATATCAGTAGTCGCGTCAGTTCCCTGTGATGCCTCATCACCGAATTGCCCTGCTCCGTCTGGTTGTGTGGGCATGGCTCCTGTCTGGTCATAAGTGACACTGACATTCAATTCGGGGAACATTGCGTTGATTTGTTCAGCCGCGTATTGACGCGCGTTCAATGCCGTGGAGCGCACGGCTAGGACTTGTTCGTCATTTGCTTGTACTTCTGACGCTACTAGTCTTTCGCGTTTGTCTTGGTTAGCGTTATTGATGCCGAGGAATCCCATTGCTTGATTCCATAGGCTGTTTCGGGCGTCCATAAGTTTGGGTAGCAAATCCGGGTGAACACCCAAATCAAGTACCTGTACAGATGCCGGATCAAAGTTAGGTGTGGTGTAGACAATGGGCTTACCTTCATCAATGTTCCGCATAATGTTGACCAGGGAATTACGCTGATTGGCGTTACCCGTGACGAGACGCGAGTAACGCAAATTCTCAACAGTAATGTCGATCGTACGGTCAATTTTCGCCAGTTTGCGGGAGTAAATGGCGATTGCCTGACGCTGTGGAATGCGGAGGCTGTTGGCCCAAATGGGTACGCATTCCCGTGCATTGAGTTGACGCTCGATCATCTGGTTTCCGTAGGCGCGGAACATCGTGGGGTTGTCGTACATATTGAGCGGCCCCTCTGTGGACGCCTTCAAACAGAAATACCGGTCAAAGCGTTTATCATCGTCTTCCTGTGGTGTGTCATGGAAGAACACCACAAGCCCGTTACGATGCAACGACAGTTCAATGAACCGCCTGTCAATTTCCGGGGGCAGCCCTTCCCACTTGAAGCGGTTGACGCACAATTCTGAAAGAGTCGTCATGTACATTTGTTCGGTAAACGCTTGATCGGTCATTTGCGGGTCACTGTTGTAACCCCAGGATGATGCGTCAAACTGTGTAAAAGCCAACTCGCTTTTCGGTGTCACTTTGTTCTCCTGTTAACTGCTGCGGGGCATCCGAGGTAGTGCGCGAACAACCCACCGCAATAAGTGCAGATTATCTGCCTCATAGGGTGATCCCTTCTACGGGCATGTTGTCTGTCATTGCGGTGCGGCCAATATCGGCCGGGTTCCTCCAAACAGTAACACCCTTTTCGAAAATGCCCCGAATGGTTTCTTTGAACGCTTCGGGACATTGGGATTCAATGACGTAGGTTTCCCGGAGTTTCCAGTACGTAAAATGAGACATGCAGTGGAAGTCAGCGGGCACCGTGCCCCACATATTCATTTGGTAGCCGTACCGCATGAAATAGGATGCCACCTGACGCATGGCCGCGCCCTGCATCATCTTGAGCTTCAAATCCACACCCCACTGGTATTTAGCAAGGTTGAAAGTGTTCCCGCCCACCTGTCCCGCTGTCGTCGGTTGCAACAGCCGCGCGTCCTGTACACGGGCGGTAATTCCTGCCACGGAGTTCTGGTAGTCGCCGCGTGCAGCAAATTTGCCGTACTGCAAATTGGTGTCAGCCATGTACGACGCATTACCCACACTCGCGTTAGTCGCCGCGTTCATCTGGTGCGTAGAAATGTTGAGAGCCTGATTGTTCTGGTTCTGTGTAATGGCCTGAGAGATACCGGAGTTCAGGAAACCCATAGCACCATTGACAGCGCCCTTTGGGTTGCCGCTCATACCACCGCCAATGAGTGAGTTAACGCCGCCTTGCAGGTTGCTGTAACTGGCTGTCTGGTTGGCAAGGTTAGTGTTTGACGTGGCCGTCTGGACACCCAACTCGTTGAGCTTATTGGCCAGATCCATACCAGCGCCAGCCTGATCGAATGAGGTCTGTAGCCCTACCTGTGTGCGCTGCTGTGACCACTCAGCAGATTGGTGCTGAAAGGCAATACTGTTCTTATTGGACGCCATGAACGACGCAAAGGAATTGTTGACCAGGGAGAAAGACGGGAAGTCACCAATGGACGTTGCGAAGTCGAGGAATTCCCCGGCGTCATTCCTGATCCCCATGCCGTCTTCCTCACCTGATTCCCCGGCACGGCGGTTGTATCCGACGGGGTAGAACACAATTTTTGCGCTACCCGGTACAAGGTGCGGGAGTTCAACAAACATGGCGTCGTCGTTGTCCCAGGACTCCGGTTTGATAACCAGCGGCTGTCCCGCGTACGTGGTGAATTCCAGTGCCATGTAGGGGAAGGTAAGCAGTTTCTTCAAGTGACGGTACTCAGCAGGAATGTAGGTCAGAGCTTCATCGCGCCAGTTGTCAGTAAAGCTCATGGTGGGATTCTTTGCGGAACCGATGATGATTTCACTGACGGTCCCGGTCGGCATTCCCTCCACTTCCACGGGGCTTGTCAGCAGCGAGTAACGGGTGATCGCATCATTAGGGATAGCCGTAATGGAAATGATGCCCTGACTTATCCAGGGCTTGTCAGACAGCGCTTGCATGAATGTGAGGAAGTTCCCTGACTCCACAAGGAAGATGTTCGCACCACTGGGCAGGTTTTCCATCATGCTACCCGTAGCCGTCTTGAAACTAGGGTCATTTACGTCGCCATTCTCACCCGTCAGTTTCGTAGTCGTCATAATCAACACGTCATAGTTTTCAGCCCCGCGCGCACTGGCAATATTGTGTGACCAGTTATGGGCAATGGTGTATTCCCCGCCCACGTCAATGCCCTCCGGGATATTGAGGAATGCGCGCCCGTGATCATCAAAAGCATTTTCGGCAGCAATACCGTTGTGACTACGCTCAATGAAACACTGCCCGAATTCAAATTCGTAAATAAATGTCTGCCACGCGTCAAGCTGAACATTGAAGCGGGTAGTGTTGGGGGCAATGTTTTCGACGTGTGTAATGAAGTAATAAAAATACGTCGGCTGATCGCTACCACCCGGAGACGTAATGGGCTGTGCCGGATTGTACACGCGCAAGTAATTCATCTTGTTGGCAACAGCAAAAGGCACGTCAAGGTCAATCGGCTGATTCATCTTCAAATAGACAGCGTCTTCAATTGTGATTGCCGCACCGGCGTTAGTGTCAATGAATGTATTCAATGCCGCGCGGTTAGTAAACCTTACGGCGTCGCGGTAACTAGCATTCCAGTTCACCTTACACAGTGTTACACGGCTGTTAGGTGCCCATGCAGAATAGTTATGGTCATAACCGAAAACCGATTCAACGGGTGGTCCCTGTAGGTTATTCACTTTTTACCGTACTTAGCCGCGCGGGTTTTCTCGTCAACAGCGATTCCGAGTTTCCCGGCCATTGCCCGCAACATGCTAAAGCTGTCACCATCCTTACGCACGTAAAGAATGCCCTGGGAGTAGTCGCGGTGAAGCTCGCGTGTCTTTTCCAGGAGTTCCCGCTGTTCCTCTGCCGTGAGATCTTCCATGAATTTACTCTTTCCTGTTGAGCCTTGAACTTTGATTACATCCGGTACGAACTCTACTACGGCTTTACCGTCGATATCTTCCGTCCATCCGAGATAGCGTAGCGGCAACCCTGCACGGGCGTAGACGTCCATAAGGTCCGCAAGGTTCGGGTGAATGGTGGGTGTGAGTTTCCAAGGGCTTGTTGTGGAATAGACGCGTCCACCCGGTGATCGCAAAACAACATGCCCCGCCGGTACAGTGTCAAC